GTGGGCTTCGCCGATTTCGCGAAGTTTCTGTGCAATAAGAATTTCGGATAGTCGGGGGAAAATGTATCATTTCTGCTTATGAGCGAGTTCGCCTCGAGCCCAATCAAGTTGGGCAAGCATTTCGGGGTTTCGGAGCGCACAATCGAGCGATGGCTGCGCGAGGGAGCCCCCAAACGCACCTCGAGGGGCTTTTCTGTAACCGCATGGAAAAAGTGGCGCGACAATCGTGATCAATCGCATGGCTACAAGCGCCGCGAACGCACACAGACGAGCGCGGCCGCGCGGGACAGAATCGAAGAAGCCGAGGCGCGAATCAAGGAAATGAAGGCCGACCAACTCGCAGGCAAGCTTGTATCACGGGATTCGGTGATACGTGTCTGGTCGAAATACGTCACCATCGCACGAAACCTTCTTGAGCAACTCCCGGGTCAAATCGAGTTGTTGTTTCCGGACACGGAGCATAGGTCGATTGCTCGTCGCCAAGCGGAAATAACCGTCGAATCTTGCCTCAAGGAGCTACAGGAGGGCGGCAAGCGCATCGAATGAGCAAATCGATCGAATTAGCCAAGGGTATGACCGCCCTGGTCGATGACTGCGACTACGAGCAGGTGATTCGTTTTCGATGGAGCATCCACCCGCACGATGCAACTGTGTACGCTCGTGCCCACGTAGGTGTGCATCAGGCCTATTTGCACCGTTTCATCATGGGAACGCCACGGGATCCGTGCAGGACGATCGTGGATCACATCAACGGTCGAGGCTACGACTGTCGACGCTCAAACCTTCGGTGGGTAACGATCGCAGAGAATAATCGCAATCGTCATCAGTGCGAGTGGCCCGAAGTTGCGCGGTGCGAAGATGGTTGGGCATACTGTATCCACGACCAGAAGATCGGAGTGTTTCGGACAGCGTTTGAGGCAGTTCTCGCGCGGGACAACACAATACGCCAGTTGTTCGCGGGTGAGTTGGCGTGTCGGTTTCCGCCGATGGAGTCGGCAGATTACACACGGATGTTTGAACCGTTACCACATGGTCCAAGACCATTTCAACCTGACGGGAATCCCTGATCAGGTACTAGCCTGCCTGTCTCGGCCGCGTCGTCAGTCGATCGAGGACTGGCTGCCGGTCAATTTCCGATTTGACGCGAGATCTGGCGCTCTCCCGGGCTATTGGTCCCACGTCGCGTTTCCATACTCGCTCGGGCCGATCCGCGCCCTCGAGGATCCAGACGTCAAAGAAGTTGTGATGTGTTGGGGCACTCGACTCGGGAAAACCGCCATTGTTACCGGCTATGTGGCCTGGTGTACCGAGAACGACCCATGCCCGACGCAAATCACCTGTCCCGACCAGGACAGTGCCAATGAACACTACGACACCAAGCTCGAGCCTGCTCTCGAGGCCTGCGAGTCGACTGCGGCCAGGTTGCTGCCGAAGCACCGCCGCCTGAAAGAGCGAGTCGACCTGGGCTCGCAGTACATCTACTACGGTTGGCTTGGAGCGCCTCGGACACTGGCGGCGCGGTCCATCGCGAAGCAAATAATCTCCGAGGCGAACAAAGGAGGGTACACCAAGACCCTTGAGGGCGACCCGATACGGCAGGCGCGCGATCGTGGCAAGGATTGGATGATCTCGCCATCGTACAAACTCATCATTGAGGGCACACCGACACTGATCGGCGAGTGTCGCATCACCTCGGCGCTCGATGAGTCGAACAAGTGCCGCTATAACGTGCCGTGCCCGCACTGCTGGCACTTCCAGCCGCTTCTGATGGGTGATCGTGACTCTCCGGGCGGATTGAAGTGGGAAAGGCTCCCAAACGGTAAATCTGACCCCGATTTGGCACTCAGGACTGCATACTACCAGTGCGAAAAGTGCGCAGGCCGGATCATGGACCATCACAAGATCCTGATCAACAGACGCGGAGTGTGGGTGCCTGAGGGTCAGACCGCGCGGTTGGCACTCCCAAACGAAAAATCTACCACGACGGCGGCTGACGGGACCGAAATAACGCTCGTCGGCGAGCCTCTCAAACCAAAGCGCGTGTCAGGATTTGGACCATTGCCATCGATGCACTCGTCGCTGTTGACGTTCGGATTGTGCGCGAAAGACTGGATTGACTCGAAGCATCGCGGAATTGCGGCACTCCAGAACCATTTCAACTCATGGTTGGGCCAGGCGTTCGACCTGCGAGGTAAACGAGTGTCGTCTGATGACATTTTGAGTCATCGATTGGAAGAAATGCCGCTCGGATACGTACCCTTCGAGCAATCAGTGTTGATAGTGGCCGTCGACGTGCAAAAAGAGTGTTTGTACTACACTCTGCGCGCGTGGACGATCGGCGGACGCTCACATCTCCTCCGATACGGCTGTTTGCCTCAGGATTCAGGTCGAATGGGCACCGACTTCCAGAAACTCGACCGAATTCTTCAGGATCCGTACCGAGGAGCGAACCAAACAGAGCATCGGCCGCAGCTCGTGCTGATCGATTCCGGTTACGAGGCGAGACAGACCGAGGTGTACGACTGGTGTCAGTCGCGCCAACCATGGGCAATTCCGTGCAAGGGTCGCAAGAAATCTGGCATGGGCGACCAGTTGAACCTGCTCCAGGTGAGCAAGGTGCCTGATCGTGGTGACATGCCGCTGTGGAGAGTCTCTCCGTACCACGGAAACAACGAATTATTCGATCGCGTGATGCAGATAAAATCTGGTGACGACGGTTACTGGTCGTTACATGCCGATACCGGACTCGATTACGCCGGCCACTTCACAACCGTCTCGCGAACGAGAAAAAAAAACAAATTGGATGGATCCGAGCGCACAATCTGGGAGCAGATCGGCGAATTAGACCATTATCGTGACTGTGAGCTGCTACAGCTCGCTGCGCGCGACCATCACGGACTCACACAGATGCGTGCAGCGCCGAAAAAGGAGTCTGCACACCAAAATCAGTCGCGATCGCAGTCAACGTACTCGCCACCGCGACGTGCGGACGGGCGTGGATGGCTCGATCGGTAGCTTAGGATGAGTTACAATGTCGCATGTACTGATTCGATCAAACCTCATTGGCGTACCCGACGTTCAAATCCCTCTGGACGACGACCTTTTGCTCGTCTTCAACGCGTCGAATGGTCAGTTAATGCTGCCTGTGTTATTCGCCCAGGTAATGAGGGATTTGAAGCATGTCTCGCAAAGAATCGAGAGAATCGAAGGAGCAGTCACCCCAAAAAGCGACTGTAAGCGGTCGCCATGTTCCGGCTGACCGTAAACTCCGCACAGACGAGAACGTACCGAAGCACCGTCAGTGCCCCAAGTGCTGGGGTGAACACAAGGGCGTTGGTAACGTCAGGCAATCGAACCCAATTCAACTCATCGGCGGCGGACAGCGCAACAAGCGATACTACTACTGCGACACTTGCACCCACTCATGGGTCGTTGTGGTGCAGCCGGCGATCATTCACCAGTCGGTGGATGACCTCAGCACGAGGGTTTGACGTCGCTTTAGTTGATGGGAAGCTCACCGTCGACTAATTCCAGAGTAGAATAATGCCTCATTCCACTCTGGAATCGGAGCCTCTCTAGCTTTTTCCTCAGACGCCAAAATCCATTCCGTGGCAATTGACCCGGCGACACTTTTGGCGAACGTCGAGGAAATGATCGCCAAGGTTACTGGCGGCGCACAGGAGTATTACGTCGGCTCCAGGCGCGTGAGGTATCCGTCGCTGAAGGAGTTGCAAGACCTGCGTGCATCTCTCCTCGAAGAGATCACCATGGCTGACAGCGGTGGCATGCTGACTGTCGGCGTGAGGCGACCGCCATCCTAAATTGGCTCCGGCAGCGAATCGCGAAGTTGTTTTCCGTCCGTGGATATGACGGTGGGAAAATCACTGCGCAGAATCGATCCTTCCAGGCTCGGTCCCAATCTGAAAACGCAATTCCCCTCGATGAGATCCAGAGGTTGCGGTGGCGCAGTTGGGAACTGTACCGCAACAACGGTGACGCGCGCAAACTGCTCCGCTCCCTTGAGGCCCGCGTTGTTGGCACAGGCCTTTGGCCCGAGCCGCAGGTGATGCGACGTGGTGGTGAGCCTCATGAAGAGGCTAATCGAGCGATCGCGGCACTGTTCGAGCGTTTTACGAAGAGATCTGACTACTGCGGCGACCCTGGCCGTGGCGGGCAGTCGTGGATCGGTCAGTGCAAAACGGTTTTGCGAAGCACCGTTCTCTCTGGAGACGTGCTGGCGCAGAACATGCCGGTCAACGAAGAGCTTCCCGTCCGTGTGAAGCTCATTCACGGTGAGCGCCTCGCAGACGGGTTCATGGGCAACGTAACGCTCACTCCCGGTCACTACGTGTTTCGTGGAGTCGAGTTCGACGCAAAGGGTCGACGCGTTGCTTACTGGGTGTACCCAATTCATCCGGGTGCCTCGCTTGATTTCCGTGGTTTCTCGTCAATATCGAACCTCGAGGCGACCCGAGTCGACACCGCAAGCAATGACGTTATTCACCCGGTGTTCATGGAGGACGTCGACCAGGTTAGAGGCGTTCCGTGGTTCTCTCCGATCCTGCTGAACGCTCGAAACGTCTCGGACTATACCGAGGACGAGCTGCGAGCTGCGGCGCTTAGTGCGTGCATCGTTGCGGGCTACAGGCTTCCAACCGGTGCAACTGGGCTCGGTGGCATGCTACCGAGTGGCTGGGATGGGACGGATGGCGATGGAAACACGATCACGACGATTCCTAGCGGTGCTTTCCTCAATTTGGGCAAGGACGGGGCGATCGAAGGCTTCTCGCCGAACCGACCGAACAACCAGGCGGAAGGTTTCGTGCAGTTTTTGTTGCGTCGAGTCGCAGCAGGATTTCCCGGTACGAAATCGTCGACAATTACAGGCGATTATCGCAATTCGTCGTTTTCGTCGGAACGCTCGGCAGAAAACGACGCCTGGCCGGAGGTAGAAGGCATTCAGGAGTGGCTCTGCGAGAGCTACTGCCAGCCAACCTACAACCGAGTCGTGCAGGCCGGTATTGAATCCGGCTTGCTCCCGTCGTCGCTCCTCACTCAAGCGGATCCCAACACGCTGTTCACCGCTACTTGGTCCGGCCCGGTCGCACTGTCCATCAATCCCATTGATGACGCGGAAGCTGCATCCAAGCGCATCAAGATTGGGCAGAGTTCCCCGCAGAAGGAAGCGGTTCAGGCCGGGACGAAATGGCGTGAGAACGTCGATGAGACAGCGGCGTTCATTGCCTACTTCATCGCGAAGATGAAGACCGCTGGCGCAAGCGAAGAGGTGATCGACGCCGCTGTCTCTGAATTATTGGGCGGCAAGCCACTTCCACCACCTCCACCGGCCACCCCACCAAGCAAAAAACTCGCAGGAGCTGCTTAATCATGAGCAAGCGCGAACACACTCCCGAGCCACTGAACTACCGCATGCTGGAAGTTCGCGCCGCCACCATCAACAAGGACGAACGGTCGGTCGAGTGCTTAATCTCTACAGAAAACCCGGTCCCGATGTACGACTGGGAGCGTGGCGAGGTAATCGACGAGATCCTACTCACTGATGGCGCGGTGATTCCTCGGTCGCGTCAGGTGCCGCTGCTCAACAGTCACATGCGATACGCGGTCGAGGACGTTCTTGGCAGCGCGCGTAGCGTGAAAAAAACCGACGAAGGAATTATCGGACGACTGCATTTCTCTTCTCTCGCAGCAGATCAATTCACGCGCGTGGAGGAGGGGCATATCACCGACGTGAGCGCCGGATACCGCGTTGAGGAGAAACAATTCGTACCGCGCGGCGAGAGACACAAGATCAACGGCCGCTCGTACAGCGGTCCCGTCAACGTTGTGACGAAGTGGCGGCTGCGTGAGGTGTCGATCGTCCCGATCGGTGCCGACGACCAGGCCAAGCTTCGTGGTTTGGAACACACCACCGCTCCGGTAACGCGAATGGAAGCGCCGGAGACACCAATTACCGGAGGTCTACACATGGGAAAAGAGCTACGTGAACTACTCGTGACGCGTGGGATGCCTGCTGATTTGGACGATGCGGCGGCACTCGCCTGGCTGAACGAACACCGAAGCGAGGTGTTCCCCAACAACCCTACGCCGGGCAGTACGACCGGTGGCGGCGGCGAGAACAGGCCCAGCGATCCTCCATCTCCTCCCCCAAACATTGAGGAGTTGGTGCGCAACGCGGTTGACTCCGCCGTGCCTCAGGTTTTGAAGATTGAGCGTGAACGACAAGCGAAATTCCGCGCCGAGGCGGATCAGTTGATTGAGATCGCCGGCTTCAAGGGCGACCAGGCGCTGACCGAGCGGTGCTATCAGTGTGCAGACCTCAACGCGGTTCGCGCCGCGATTCTCAAACATCGCGAAGACAATACGGTCGACGTCGGCTCGGCTCGTATGCGTCCGGGCGATCACGCTTCGGTGGAAAAGTTCCACGGTGCGATCGGTACGGCGCTGCTCATGCGCTGCCTCGATAACAACGAGGCGCTCATCGAGCGCACGTTTGCGGAAGAGGTGCGATTCGGTCGCGTCACTCCATTTGGCAACCCGGAACCGTGGAATGCTCGGCGGGAGCGCAGTGCCGGCTGGGAGCAGTTTCGCAACCTGTCTCTGATCGGGCTGGCTACCGAGTGCCTGCGTTTCGAGGGAGTCGACACGCGTTACTTGGCCAACTGGCAGATCGCCCAGGCGTCTCTCGGTTACTACCGCGAGGCAGGCGTGCGAAGCGCCTACTGGGGCTCAAGCCAATCGATGCGGGACAGTGGGCCGGCTTACCACACGACCGGGTCGTTTGCAAATATCACGCTCGACGCGATGAACAAGGGCATGTTGGCCGGCTACGTCGAGCGGCCGTTCACATGGGAAGGTCCATTCCGGCGCGCACCCAGCGCACGGGACTTCAAGCGGATCCACCGGGTCCGCCTGGGTGAGTTCCCCAGTCTCGAGGTCACTCCGGACAACCACGCGCCAAACCAGGCGTCGTTCAAGGACGAGAAAGAAAGCTACGGCGTTGAGGCGTACAGCAAGGAAATCTCTTTCTCGTGGCAACTCCTCGTCAACGATGACATGGACGCTTTGTCGCGCACCCCTCGCATGATGGGTGCCGCAGCCAACCGCACAGTCAACACGTTCGCGTGGGGCATGATCGAAGCGAACGCACTGTTGCAGGACGGAGTCGCATGGTTCGCGACGGCAACAGGCAACCGCAAGAAGGATAACCTAATCGGCACGGGATCGGGAGCGCCCACTCTCGCACGGCTGCAGGCGATGAGAAAACTCATGCGTCTGCAGGTCGGGGTGAACACTCGCGAGGAAGCCGCGTCGGAGGTGATCCTGAACCTCGAGCCCGCCTATTGGGCGGTGCCGGCAGCATTGGAGTTGGTGGCGCGGCAGATTCTCTTCTCGCCGTTCTCGCCGGACGCAACCAATTCGATCACGTTCAACCAATTCAATAGCGGCAATTCCAATCTGCAGCTCATCGTTGAGCCTCTGTTGGACGGCCAGACCAACGGTGCGACAGCGAGCATCCTCTTTGCGAATCCGTCGCAGTGCGACACCGCAGAGATCGCCTTCTTGCAGGGTCAGGAGACGCCATTCACTCGGTCGTACATGGACGACAAGACGATGGCGATGAATTGGCAGATCTGGCAGACGTTCGGCGGCAAGCCAATCGATTTCCGTGGCGTCGTTCGTGACAAGGGCATTGCGTAATTCAGTCCTACCGGGCTAACGGCGGGCTGGATTACGTCTGGCCCGCCCGCAGTCGCCCCGGTGAACTTTTTGAGGAGATAGGTACATGAGTTTGACACGAAATGTAGTCGTGAAGCGCGATGATTTCATGCGCGCTCAAGCACTGACCACGACTCCTGCTGGGGAGTTTGGTTGGACGGCGAAGGACACCAGCTCATCCGGCACACCAACTTATCTGTGCATCAGCGATGATGCTGGTGCGCTGAAGTTACTGTGCGATAACGCGTCGGAAGCGCAGGTCGTCACCGCTTACCAGAACAACGTGTTGCCGTTCAAGATTGCCGATTTGCTCTATGTTGAGTGGAACGTGCTGGTCGCTGGCGTCGACGCAGTCACGACGATTGTGTGGGGCATTTGTTCCGCACAGAACGATACACCAGATTCCACGACGAACCACGCCTGGTTCCGCATGGAGGGGTCGGCGTCGACCAGTGCGATCGTTGTTGAAACCGATGACGGCACAACCGACCTGGACGACAAGGCCACTGGAAAGACCCTCGCGAGCGCCTACAAGCGCTGCACGATTGATTTCTCGTACGGTCTGGGCGATGTGCGGTTCTTCATCGACGGCTCGCGCGTGGCTGAAGGCGTCACGTTCGATTTCGATCAGGTATCGACGAACCGATGCCAGTTGTTCGCTCAGTTGCAGAAGGCATCTGGCACTGGCGTGCCGGCGTTCCAGGTTGATTACGTCGAAGTAGCGCACCGTCTGGCTGCGTAAAACAACCCTCGGTCGGTGTGGCAGCATAACGCGAGGGCTAAAACGTGCAATCTTACGACAACGCAACGGCGGTGACAAAGTCCGATTCGACGGTGTACGCACCGCCGCTCGACGCGCTTTTCATCGGCGGGGCCGGCAATGTAGCCGTTCTCACGCCGTCTGGCACCACATTAACGATTACTGGGGTACTCGCAGGAGTGATCTACCCAATTGCGTGTACCAAGGTGATGAGTACCAACACGACCGCAACCAACATTGTTGGATTGCGATATGGGCCTCGGGCATGACGCTAGCGGCACAGATGGCATCTGACGTGGCGCTTCTCCTCCAGAACACGGACGAGCATGCGGTGTCGCGTGACGTGCGGGACGGATCCGGCGCGTTACAGACGATCGCCCTTATTGTCGAGGGGCGGATTCTGGAGCAGCGCCACATGCCGCACGGGCTGGACGATGTCGAAACAGCCATGGTGGGGATGCCCAACTCCTATCCGGTGACTCAGGAATGGACGTTTGACGTCTCCGGCGACGGACGGTTTTGGGCAGTTGATCGAGATAGACCGATTGAAAACGACTCGGCCGGGTGGATGTGGGTTCCAGTTGTCACAGCCGCCGTCGTCCATAGGGGCGATCCGAATTTTATCGCGCCGGGTCCGCGCTGATTGTCTGAACGTGACTTGCGCCGCATTGCGGCAAGACTGATTGAATGCCGACTGTTACGCCTACGTCAAACTGGTCGCAGTCTCTCGATGCGCTTCGCACTTCGATCGCGAACATCTCCGCATTCCAGACGTGGGTCAACAAGGGCACAGCGGCAGCCGCAAAGTTGCACACACATGTGCAATCCAAGCCTCGCAGTGGGCTGGTGTACCCGTATGTGATCCTCGAGCAGCGTCCTGGGCTCAAATACAGTTGGAAGACAGGTTCGTTCATCGTCCATGACGCCCAGGGCGTCGATCTGCTGTTCGAGATGATCTACAAGACATCGAGTGGCACCCCCGACGACTTCTACGCATTCACCAACCCGGTCGGCTCAATTATCGAAGGACTGATGGACCTGGCGGGCGTGGCGAACACCGTTGGGTATATCAACGAGCCGGACGCCGAGCTGCTCGAGGT